GCTGACTTCACGGGTAACGTGAGTGAGTGGTATGAGACGCTCATTGAGACCATCAATGATGTCTCGGCTCAGATTCACCGTAAGACTCTTCGCGGTGCGGCTAACTTTGTGGTCTGCGGACCTGAGGTTGCCAACCTGCTTGAGTTCACGGCTGGATTCCGAGCCAATGTGACTGCAGATAGTGATCGCGGAGACGCGGGCGCTGTTAAGGTCGGTTCGCTTTCGAAGAAGTTCGACGTTCTCGTCGATCCTTACTTCTTGCGAAACGTCATTCTTGTGGGACGCCGCGGAAGCAGCTTCCTGGAGAGTGGCTATGTGTATGCGCCTTATGTGCCGCTGCAGACCACGCCTACTATCTTCGGTGTTGAAGATTTCGTGCCCCGCAAGGGAGTCATGACTCGATACGCCAAGAAGATGGTGCGTCCAGATATGTATGGTATAGTTGTTGTCGAAGACTTGATCTAGTCATACGTACCGTAAGGTCAAAATAGTAAAAGCCCCGTCTCTTTTGAGGCGGGGCTTTCTATTTAGTAGTAAGAATTCGAGGAACCCGTATGGCCATCCCTAAACTAAACCCGGCATCCACGTCTAACGCTAATGTATTACCTGCTACCGGCAGTACCACCAATGTGGGTGCGACCCTTCCGTTTGGCATCTATGTAGATTCAACTGCATTTCTGTCCGGCGCGGCCGACCAGGTGGCTTATACTTATAAGAAACTGGGAGGAGACGTTCTCGATATTGAGTTGGCCGAAGGTAATGTATATGCTGCCTATGAAGAATCCGTTTTAGAATATTCATATCTTATTAATCTTCACCAGAGCAAGAATTCACTTTCGAGCATGCTGGGAGCTCCCACCGGGTCATTTGACCAGGATGGGCAGATTGTTGCGGGCCACTCTTTATCTGGATCCAATATAGCACTACGCTATCCCCGTTTTGATTATGGTTTTTCGCGGCGTGTGTCTGAAAGAACCATCACCGACGTGGGTCTGGGTGGCACCTTACCTATTTATTCGGCTTCGGTCGACCGTGTAGCGGGTCAACAAGACTATGATCTCCAGAGTATTATCTCTTCGTCGGCTGCGTTGACCTCTTCACTGCCCTATTTTCAGCAAGTTGCAGATAAGAGAGTGACTATTCACAAGGTATATTATAGAACCCCTCAAGCCATGTGGCGTTTTTATGGTTATTATGGAGGATTCTCGGTGGTCGGCAATATGCGTACCTATGGTCAGTACGCCGATGACTCCACGTTTGAGATTGTTCCAGCGTGGCAGAATAAATTGCAGGCCATGGCTTATGAAGATGCTATCTATACCCGAATTTCTCATTATTCTTATGAGATAAAGGATAATAATCTTCGAATTTTCCCGGAGCCGGCATCATCGAGCCCGTCGGCGATTTGGGTGCAGTTCACTATTCGGGATCAGTATGCACCTTGGGAAGAGGGCACGAATGAGCCTCGTTCGGGCATTGAAGGGATTAATAACATTAATACTCTTCCCTTTGAAAATATTCCTTATGAAAATATCAACTCTATTGGTAAGCAATGGATTCGTCGATTTGCCTTAGCTTTAACAAAGGAGATCTTGGGACAAGTACGGGGGAAATTTGCTACAGTGCCGATCCCAGGTGAGAGTGTTACATTAAATGCGGCGGAATTACTTTCGCAAGCCAAATCTGAGCAAGATGCCTTAAGAGACGAACTAAAGACGATGCTGGCGGAGCTTACTTATGCTGCACTCGCAGCCGAAGACGGTACAATGGCCGGCTCTACCGAAAATGTGCTTAAGAGTGTGCCGGCCGGTATATACGTAGGCTAAGGAGATAGGACATGGCCGATATACCTGAGGTAGCAATTAACTTTCCCGAAACTGAAGATGCGGCCACGCTGACACAGCAAACCAACATCCGCCAGAAGGAATCTACCCAAAATATTGCCAGTACGCGGACAGAGGAGGAGATTAAAAATCCACCTAAAAACCAAAATTTAGGCCTGAAAGATCCTACCATTATTGGGACCGTTCCTTTTAATGTTTCCTCTTTTGAAACTATTGATAGAGCCGTTCTTAATTATGTGGACGAAACCCTGGACATTTCCGTTGTAACCAATGATGGCTTTAAGAAGATTCCTGTGTTATGGGTTACAGCCGAGCGCTCTTACCAGCTTAAACACAATAAGGATTTGCGCGATTCTGAACAGTCGTTAGTGCTGCCTCTTATTGCTATTAAGAGAGCAAGTGTAGAAAAAAATCCAGCTGGAGAATATGCTATTCCGGCGGCTAATATCCCGGAGGTTCGTGATGCAATGGGTGGCGCTATAACCATTGGGCGTCGTATCAACCAAAAAAAGACAGCAGAGTTTCAAAATGCATATGCTAAAACTAAGTTTGATCAAGATACGTGGCCTTCAGTCATCAATAATAAGACCGTCTATCAAACTATGTCGATTCCGTTCCCTACTTGGATAGCTTGTAGATATGAAATTTCTGTGCGCACAGAATATCAGCAACAGATGAATCAGATAGTACGAAAATTTGTACGCCAAGGGGGCCTAAATCGCATGCCTTTCCGTATCGAAAACGAAGGACACAAATTTGAGGCGTTCTATGACGGCCCAGTAACCAACAATTCAAATGTGTCGTCGTTAGGAATGAACCAACGTAATTATGAGAGCGTTATTGGGTTTAAAGTGTTGGGATATTTGATCGGCGACGGCGACAACGAAGAACAGCCCACAATTGTTTATCGTGAAAACGCCGTGGAAGTTAAAATTCCCCGCGAGAAGGTTATATTTGGCGACATCCAAGACTTTATAGATAATTCAGGGTTTTATAGAGAGTAAAAGTTATTTCGGTGTTTGTTTTACTATTTATATTTGATGAACATCGACCAAAGTTCCAGAGGAGATTATGAACAATGCCAGTAGATAGTTTTAGATTTGTATCCCCAGGCGTTTTTATTAACGAAATAGACCAATCGCAAATTGGGGGCGGCCGCACTATCGGTGCTGGGCCTGTTATATTTGGTGTGGCCGAAAAGGGCCCCGCCTTGGTGCCCACCAGAGTCACCAGTTTTCAGCAGTTTGTTAGCATCTTTGGTAGTCCCCTCCCTGGAACGGGGTTTACCTCGGATGTCTGGCGAGATGGCAATTATTCTGATCCTACTTATGGAGCCTATGCAGCCCAAGCTTACCTGGCCAATGGCTCTCCTCTCACTTTCGTTCGTTTGGTCGGCGACGAAGCGCCCACGGCAGGCACCGGCCCGCTTGCGCAGGCGGGCTGGGAAATTCCCCCAGTTGGTGCCGCTGTCACTGGCCCGGCGGGATCGAACACCGGCGTCTGGGGCCTCTTTATTGTGGGCTCAGGATCTAATGCTGGAGTGTTAGTGAATCAAAACAAGGCCATCGGCCTCACTCCCGATCCCCTCGCTGCCAATCATGGCGAAGGTCTCCTGGCGGCCGTCTTTTACACTTCGGGCTCCACGGCTCGAGTGATGCTTTCTGGAGCTCTCGGAGAGTCTCCGATTGCTGAAGCAACGGCCTCAACCTGTGCGTTGGTGCGTCCTGTTGAGGTTCAGAGCGACATTTATGAGTACAAAGTTGTTGTCCAATCGTCATTGGGAATCAAAGAATCATCTTTTAACTTCAATCCTAAGAGCGCACGATATATTCGGAATGTCTTTAACACTAATCCTCAAGTTCTGAACACCAATATCACAGCTGATTCCAATAAGGAAGCTTATTGGTTGGGCGAAACTTTTGGTCGTTCGGTTGTAGATTTTGTGGGCCAACTTCACGACGGCGCCGCGAGCATCACTATTAATGACATGAGCGGCACCTATGGTTGCATCATTCCTTTGGCCAGTGCTTCAACAAATGGTACCGTTGACACTAGCGCCGCGGCCGATGTCGGTGGTGGCGAATTCGAGAGCGGGTATGTGACACCGGGGACGCCTTGGATTATTGGCCAGGATTTAGGAAGCGGCAGCAATTTTGATATCAATGCTAATGCCTCCAAGCTGTTCCGAGTTCACTCGCGCAATGGGTGTGAGTACGCCCAGGACAACTATAAGATTTCATTTGCTGATATTAAGCAATCAGTTAACCCTCAGTATGACAAGTACGGCACTTTTTCGCTGTTAGTCAGAGATATCCGAGATACAGATGAAAATCCGGTTATTTTGGAACAATTCAACAATTTGAATCTGAATCCGCTTTCTAACAATTATATCGGTAAGCGCATTGGTGACCGTTCTTATTCTTACGATACTGCTAATTCGAAATGGACTGAAGTTGGACAATACGATGTGCGGTCTGCATTTATTCGTGTCCAAATGGACGATCAGGTGGACACCGGGGACGTTGATGAGACTCTCATTCCCTTTGGCTTCCGCGGAATTCCTACTTATCGTGGAATTAACTTTGTATCAGGCTCAACCGCGTGTGCACTCACCCACGCCATTTCCCTTACTGACGCGGGATCGGTATCGCCGGCCACCGGCCCAGATTCGATTCTTGTATTAGGGGGCTCTGGCTCTGTTGACAACTTGCCCGGCTGCATACCGGACGATTCGGGCATTGTCCAGCTCGAGCAAGTGATCATGTCAGGATCCCTATGCGCGACTGCCAGTTTGATGTTCCCCGTGCTTCCACAGCGAGTGATGTCCAGCGACGGACGCCTCACAAAAGAGACCAATGCTTTCTTCGGATTGAGCACTAACCAGAGCCGCACCGTTCAGATTTATGACGGTACAGTGCAGGACTTGATTCGTATGAAGCCTACGTCGACGATAAGCAGCAATATGATTCTCTCTCCGGGATTCTCTTTAGATGATTTGGTGGTTGATAATGCTGGCACTACGGCAACCCATAGTGGATCCGAATTGGCTGAATACTCAGCGAACGTTCTAGGGTCTTCTGGCGACATTGGAAGCGCCACCCCATACCGCGGTACCCCCGCCGGCGGCAGACGTGCTCCAGGTGCCTCTTTGACTGCTATGAGTGCCTCCTATACAGCAATTCTGGATTTGAAATTTAACAAGTTTACGGTTCCGATGTATGGCGGCTTTAACGGGTTTGATATTCAAGAGAAGTCTCCGTTTAATAACACGCGAGCTCTCCAAGAAGGCGTCACCAAGACTATTTCTAATAACGCAATGTACTATACGCTGCGCAAGGCTATTGATTCAGTGACTGACGTCGACCAGATTAATATTAATATGGCGGCGATGCCTGGTATTACTGATACCCAGGTTACTGATTATCTGATGTCCATGGCGGATGAACGAAAGGATACGTTGGCTATCATTGACCTTGCCGGCGGTTATACCTCGTCCACAGAGAATAATGATTCATTCACCTCGCGTCAGGGTAGTTCGGCTCAAACCGTGACTAACCTGAAAGATCGCAACTTGAATACCAGTTATGCCTGTGCTTACTACCCGTGGGTGCAGATTGCTGATGCAGCTGCAGGCGCACGAGTGTGGGTACCGCCTTCTACTATTGCGCTCGGGGTTCTTGCCTCGTCGGCAGCACGCTCGGAATTGTGGTTTGCACCAGCCGGCTTCAACCGCGGCGGCCTGAATAACAGTAATGCGGGCCTCAATGTCGTTAATGTGATTGAGAAGCTCACTGCTACTCAGCGAGACAACCTTTATGATGTTAACATTAATCCCATTGCTTCGTTCCCGGCGGAGGGGATTGTGATCTTCGGGCAGAAGACGCTGCAAGCGAATCGCTCGGCGTTGGATCGTATTAATGTGCGACGCTTGATGATCTATCTCAAGAAGCAGATCACCCTTATCTCTAATCAGATCCTCTTTGATCCGAATATTCAGATCACTTGGGATCGATTCTTGAATCGCGTGAACCCGTTCTTGGAGTCGGTCAAGAATCGATTTGGACTCTCTGATTATCGAGTTATTCTCGATGCATCAACGACGACTCCGGATTTGGTTGACCGCAATATATTGTATGCCAAGATTCTGCTTAAGCCCACTCGCGCTATTGAGTTTATCGCACTCGACTTCGTGATTACTAGAACAGGAGTAGAATTTTGATTAAATAACGGAGGAACTTTCCTCCGTCACTAATTAAATTAAAAAGAGGATTTTAAAATGGTAGAATTTTGGACAAACCCGGCAGCTGAACCGAAACGATCACATCGTTTTCTGGTTTCTTTTGACCTTCCAAGCGGCGTTAACTCGCAAATCTTTGCGAGAACCTTCACGAAGCCCCAGTATACTATTGGTGTGACGGAGCATCAGTTCCTGGACAAAACGTTTTATTATCCGGGACGCGTGCAGTGGAACGAAGTAACGCTGCAGGTTGTTAATTCTGCTGATCCCGATATGGATGCCGAACTTCAGGCAATCCTCTTGGCCGGCGGCTATATTCTGCCCAATCAAATGTCGAATGCAAGCTCCGTGAGCAATCCGGGTACCGTTAACAAACGCGCCTCTGTGACTGCCTTGGGAGATGCAGTNCGGGTGTCCGAAATTGATGGCGATGGACTGACTCTTGGTACCTACACTCTCAACAATCCCTTTATTACAGGGGTTGCCTTTAGCACTTTGGACTATAGCACCGAAGATCTGTTGACTGTTGATGTGACCATGAGGTACGACTGGGCAATTTATCAAGTAATGGCCTAACACGGAGCGTGTAGACGATCATGGCCGACGTCACCGTCACCGCCCAGAGGGATTACATGTCGAGGGGAAACCCGTATCCCTCCCCGTCCAGCACCCGCGAACGATACTCGTGGGCTGATAGTGTTCTTGAGCCCAAACAACAACACCGCTTTCTGGCCTATATGCCAGTTTTTTCTCCGGGCCCGATGACCCTTGGCGACATTGCCAGTGCCCAGTGTGCCCGACAGGTGCTCTACGCCACTACCTTCACCGACGAAAATAGTCCATTTGACCTTTATACAATCAACNATGGACGAAGGGGCTTTGAGGACCAGGTCAAGGGTTACAACGGCTATGGGCAATGCAATTCAGCCGCGAAGAAGAAAGCGTGGTTGGTCGACCATCTAGCCCCCCAGACGCAGGGGGCTATCAAGGCTCAGGCCAATCTCTACAGCACACTTGAGGAGCCAATTGGAACAATAGAGGATAAATGGCGCCAGAGCCTTAATACTAGGGATTTCGTAAGTACGCGCATAAGTCCTTATATAGTTTCTTCCTTTAAACCCCCATCAATTCGGGTTGACAGTGCTCAAAAGAAGTTGCCGGGTCTTTCTATGCACGGCGTTCGAGGAACCGATATGGCCACTCGCGTTAGTCCTGCCACGATTACGTTGGTGAGTACTCTGCAAGACGATTTGCAGTGGAGTCTTATGTTTTTATGGGCCTTGGGAACCAGTGCGGTAAATTATGTAAATAACCTCTACCCGAGTTCTGGATTGGTTTCGTGCCCCCTTTTCCCTCCTCTCGCAACAGATATCAATATTGTCGGGCGCGATCAAACCAATTTGGTCATTAAAGAAATAACGGCCGACAAGGACTTTGCCAATGCGTTCGGAGGGAAGAGCGCCTCGACGATTGCCGCCGAGGCCAAGCT